ATCAGTAGCTCCGTTTTCATCAGTTATGGTATAATCCCTCATTGTTACACTTCCTGTTTTTTTAGGGTTTATCATTCTGATCTCAACGTTACCTTTCTTAGGAACACCTTTTAATAACTCTGCTACTTCTGTTGAAGTATACTTTTCTTTTACGTCCATTTCCTTTTACTTTTTTACTTATTAATACTATGCAAATATCAATTGTCCACAAGACAACGGATTTCTAACAATCATACATGATTCATCTAACCACTCACAGTCAAATCCATCTCTTGCGTTAGCAGCAGTCATAGACTGTTGATCGAAAGGATTAACCATTCCTGGGATGTACTTCATGATCATTGATCTCTTCATTCCGTTTGCTCCCTTAACACATCTTTCAATGTTACTAGCTCCGTTCTTGTATCCGAAATCTAAGAATACCATTCTAAAAGATTCTTTTGGATAACCAGAAACAGGGTCAATATCATTTGAATGCAAGTTAGGATCGTCAAATAATGGACAGTCAACTAAAGTCATTCTGTGACCTAAAGCATTGTAGGTTACAAAGTTAACTCCGATTTCAGTCTCAGCACCAACTTGAGCATCATAGATAAGGTTTCCATCAGGATATACTAAATCCTTCATAGCTTCGTGGAAAGCAACTCTACCAGCAGTACCAGTAAACACCATCCAATGATTTCCTTTTCTACCAGTGTTCAAAGAAAGAGTAGCTAAGAAGTCAGTTAACCTCTTCTCAGTCAATGTACCATTGTACGTATCAACGTTAGAAGAATCAATTTGCTTCAAGATACCGTCACCATCAATGATAGGCTTACCTAAGTCATCAAATACAGAAGAAACACCATTAGCATCCATCGTAGAGATGTTATACCAAGATTTCAATTCTTTTTGATACATGTACTCTTCTTGAGTTTGCTCTTGAGAAGTAAAGTACCATAACTTTTGACCGTTACTTTCAATCCAAGTAATATCAGTTAAAGCAGAACCAGAGATAGTTTTACTTTTTCTTGTAATACTTAAATAGTTCACGTACCAGTCTGGGTAAGCATGATTCTCGTAACCTCTATCAGAACCTTCTGCGAAAGAAGAACCAACAGTGTTAGCAGTAAGACCAGCTCCAGCATTGGCAGCACCAATAGTTAAAGTTGGATCATTAGTTTGTAACTTCATTCTAAATGTAAATCCACCTACAGAAGTAACTGGCTCACTTAAAACGATAGCTTGAATACCTCCTTTAAATCTAACAACATCGTTAGGGTTAAAGAAATTCTCTTCAAATTCTACTGTGAATACTGAACCTGCAACACCAGTTCCAGTTAATGCACCAGTACAAGTAGAAGGTTTGTTTAATCGACCTTGAATAGCCCATTGAACCTTAACATCACCAACAATCTCTTCCTTAGCGAATCTTGATGTACCATCAACAAAATAAGTAAGAGAATACTGAGGATATTGCTTAATCAATTTGCTTGAGATTTCTGGGTACTTTAAAAGTCCAGTAACTAAAGCATTCGATTGTACGGATTCTTTACCGTACGTTCCTGAATAAAACTTCATAATTTAAATTTTTTTAATTAATATTTAACCGTTCATAAATTTTTGAGGGTCAAACTCATTTGGTTTTCCAGGCTCACTAAAAGTGGTACTGGTTGTTTTTTCTGGATTTCCTATCTTATTTAAAATTTCTGCTCTACCACTTTGTCGTCCGTTGTTAGAGAAAGCTTTTTGTAATACTTCTCTGTTTCTCCACAACCAACTACTTTGCGCTAAGTTCTCTTCACTAGAAGTAATCTCTGAAAGATACTTACCACTAGTAACGTACTCAACATGGTTCTCTCTGACTTTTGGTAGGTTGTCAGGATCACCTGTTAGTTTAAATCCAAATAAAGAGTCTTGGCTTTGCATGTACTCCGTAAACGATTTAACCGATTCCATTCTGCTTTCTTGTTGCTTTGCAACTTCAGCTTCCTGGCCTTTAACTATAGCTTGGCGTTCACTTTGGATCGCCTTGTCTAATGTACTTCTTACTTTTAACGCTTCGACATCTAATAAACCAGTATTAGTATACTTTTCTATCGCATTGTCTAGCTTCTCACCTGTCAATCCATCAGCCTCTAAACTCTTTCTCATCAGGTTCTCATCATCTAATTTAAGGAATTTTTCTAAATCTTCAATCTTTTTATTGGTATTACCGCTATATTGAACTTCTTCCTTAAGCTGTTTGTTCTCTTTTACAAGATCATCTAAAACAGTTTTTACCTCTTCTAAGTTGTTAGCTTCTAATCCTAAATCTTTAGCAAATTGCTTAAACTGATCGTCTGTTAAAGTCGTACCTTCAGCTTCCTGAGAGCTATTCTCATCTTTAATTTCAGTACTTTCAGTTTGTTTCTCCTCTGACGAAACCTCTTTATTCTCTTCTTCACTACTGTTAGTAGGTAAGTCAGGCCATACAAAATCATCCCCATCGTCTGAATCACCACCATCATTATCAGTCCCAGCATTTTCTGTTGTTTTCTCTTCTGTGTTTTCAGCCTCTACTTCAGAGTTCTCATCTGTTGCTGCTGGCTCTCCTACTCCAGCAAAAGCTTGAGGGTCAAATTCTGCTGGCTCAGCCTCTTCGTTATTATCCACACTAGTTTCTACACTAGCTTCCACGACCTCACTACCAACACTATTAGCTAAAGTTTCGCCACCTGCATTTTCATTACTAGCTTCATCAGCGTTCAACACTGGAGCTGCTTCATTGTTTTCTTTTTCTTCGTTTGCCATTTTCTTTTACTTTTAATTATTACTCATTTACTTATTCTTCACTTTCGTTTTCTTTTTTTTCATGACCCCCACCCTGTAAAGCCGACATCTCAGCAGCACGAGCTTGGTTAGAATCTGTTAGCATTATCTTATCTAAGTCAGCCTTTCTACCAGCCTCCTGCATATCTTCCTTATGTTCAGAGTTTGCATTAGCTATTATCAAGTCGGTCTCAGACTCTAGCTTAGCAATCTCCATATCTGTCTCAGCTTTAATCTTAGCCGTATCTAAAGATACGTTAATTTTCTGACCATTAATTTCATTAGCTGCTTCTGTAGCTGCAATCTTTCTTTCTTCCATCTGAGTTTGAGCAGCTTGAACAGCTTCTAGCCCAGTAGTCAATATGGCTTCTAAATCAGTTGCATTATCAGCATTAACAGCTTTAATAGTTGCAATAGGATCAATAGCTCCAGAACTAGAGAAGTTATTAATCATCTGCATCATAGTATTCTTACGCTCTAATTCTTTAGAGTTATTTTGAACAAATATTCCGTATTCATCTAAAGAAACAGCCTTATCAATCTTAAAGGTCTCATATCCCATGTCACCGAATACGTTAATCATATACCCATCTTCACCCCAAGTATATCTCATTAAGTTAGCCATGCCTTGTAAGGTCTCACCAACTAATTGATAATGGATGTCAAACAAAGGAGCTGTTATTAACGTAGACTGCATTACACTTCTTTCGTTAACACCTACAGCATCGCTAGTCTTATTAACCCCTGATCTACTAGCTGTTATACCAGTAAGCTTATCAGCAGTCTCTTCTAACATCATCTTTAAGTTGATCATCTGCGATACAGAGTTACTTAAAGTAAAGTCAATATCCTTCCACTGATTAAATGTATTCATCTGACCGCCCTCTTGCTTAGAGTTAATCATAATAAGCCCAGAGTTCTTAGCATGATACATAACATCACTTAAAGGAATGTTCTTAGGTTTCTGTGATACATCATAAACTAATGCTTTACCACCACTCCTAGCTAATGCTTGGTCAATATGGAACATAACAATGTTATACATCAACTGTATGTTCTTTAAAGTATCTACAATAGATAATGTAGATCCTGCAAATCTGTTTCTGATAACACCAAAGAAGTCTAGCTTAGTATTAGCGTAATTCTCTTCATATCTAATCTGATTAGGCTTAGCACCAAACTTAATAAGTTTCTCGTGACCAACCTTAATAGCTTCTCTAACTTCAACAATTGCCTTCTTAACAACCTTCTCTCCTTTTTTAGGCTTATAGTCGTCTGGAAGCATTTTATGGTAGTCGATAGATGGGTCATACTTATTAGGACTAATCTTATAATTAATCATCTTAGTACTCTTCCACTGTATGTCAACTACCCTACATCTTAAAGCATTTGTTCCGTCAGGAGTCATATAGCTGTTATAGATATTGTTATCAGCGTACCATTGACTCTTTTGACTAGCCAACTCTTCTAACTCATCTACAACAGAACCACTTAGCTCAAATCTATCTATAATTTCATTTATAGTGTACCAGTTATCAATACCAGCATACATAGAATCTTGTAAAGTTTCCTGGTCGCTGTTTTGATCGTATATGATTTGTCTAGGGTCTAACCTTTCAACATAAGGAGTTCTGTTTTTAATATAAACCCTATAAAACTCCTTATTAGTAATCATAAGGTCATAGAACCCTCTCTTAAACGTCCCTTTAAGTTTCCACTTATCAATGCAATACTTAAGACCAACACTAACCTGCTTCTCTACATTAGTCCTGTAGTTCATCTTCATAAACTCCTCAACATCATTAGGAATCTCCATTCCTAAATCTTCGTCAGGTATTTTAGAACCAGTAACCTTCTCTATCTTCCTTCTCTCAGGCTTTAATATAGTTTCTACAGCAATAGCTGTTAATTCTTCGTTCTTACGCCTAATAGCATTTCTATTAATAACATTAACAGAATACTGTAATGGCTGAGTGATTAATTCACCAGCCAACAAGTCTAATTTGTTTTGTATTAAAGGATAATTAACTAATCTCGCAGGAGCAGTCATTCCATACATGTCAGTTAAATACTTGAACTGGTCTTTGTTAAATTCACCAGCAGCAATTAAGTAATTCTCAAAATCTTTTGTTTTGTTAGCGACATAGGTTTCAACTTGCTGTTGATTTAGAAAGTAGTGAATACAATCTCTATGCCACTGCTCTGTCTTTTGGGACTCAGGTATATTCTGTCTAGGAAATACTGTTGTGTTATTTTTTTGATCTTCCATTAATTGCTATTAACATTCCTTAATTATTAATCATCCAGATTGTAATTAAAGTTAGGACTTCTTTTCGTATTATCAAAAATATCATTTTTTTCTGAATAATTAGATATAATGTTCCCGTTATTATCTGTAGCGAAGTGAGGAACAAAGTCTTTTTCCCTCTTCTCATCTTCCTTTGTATCAATGACTTTCTTCAATGCATCCATGTCATGAATCAATGCCATACCGAAAGCCATCACCCTATCCGTGTTCTGCTTTCCATACACTGCAAACTCATTTAATAGCTTCATGAAGAATATATCTTCCCAGTGATCTCTTATATATTCATCAACTAATTCAGTAAGTCTCCTCTTCTGGAAAGACTTCATGTGGATACCATACCTATTAGTAGCGATACTCCAAGGACTGTCAGCAGAAGTAGGTCTTTCTTTTAAATACATAGTCATCTTGTTAGATGTAAAGTACTTTAAAAAACCATCATCATTATATTCCACTAACACTTGGGAGTCGTAATAAATAGCAAGCTTTAAACAGTTTTCATAAAACTCCTGTTTGCTGTAAGGTCTGTCAGTATAAAAAGCTACAGCTTGCTCCCCCACAATATCAGGGCTAACAAACCTTCTATACACGCACATACACCCTTTGGACCTGTCCTTAGACTCCTTCTTAGATTTCTTAGAAGTCTTTATCTCCTCAAACTCATCATCAACATGGTATGGATCGACAGCAGACACATGGATATTTCTATACCCTTCAATAGGATGCTCTACAATCTCAAAAGGATATAAGTCTTTATCAGGATTGTCAGCATCCAAACTACCATCGTCCATAATCCACTCAGGTTTAGCTCCATATTGCTCTCTTCCTTGTTTATCTCTAGGCCATTCCAACCTACCTCTTTGGACTACCTGGAAGTTCTTGTTGGTGTTTATATTAGCTATTTGTTTATTAATCTTATCTAAATCAAATGGTGTTGAGCCAGACTTAGTGAAAGCATCCTCTGGCTTCAAAGGCATCTCCTGAAGGAACGCATAGTAATTCTCTAACACATTACCCTTCTTCTTAGCCTCTGCTCTACGAACTATGTCTTCAGTAGCCCCTTTAATATCACTCTTACCATACTCTGTATCAAAGTATCCTGCATAAACCTTAGAGGCTGGAATAAACAATGGCACTAAATTGTAGTCTTCAGCGTTGTAGAACATCTCCATAAAGTCATCAGAGTCTACATTTATCTGATTCGCTGTTCCACCAATAATAGGAGTTCCAAACTGCCTAGCCCCTTCCCTAAAACATTCTTCGTTAGCTTGATAGGCTCTACGTAGCTTGTTAAATTCCCCAGCTTCCTCAAATACCATGTAGTTTAATGATGTACCCCTAAAAGCATTAGGCTTCTCCATCACCCTGAAATGCATCATAGACTTCATACCTCTCTCTACCCATATACCGTTCTCTTTCTGCTTATACCCACTCATCATTATATCCTCATTATTGTGAAGGATCTTATTCTTTAATGGCGTAGGTAATTCGTTGTAAGAAAGTAATAGCTTTTTTCTGAAATCCTCTACGTATTCTGACTTCTGCGCTCCCAGTCCGTTTTCACTATGAGAGTAACAAGTCCACTCATGTAAAAGTATATTTACATTCATAAAACTAAAACCTTTCCTCCTGGCTTTCAGCACTATAACTCCTTTGCCGTCAACCTTTGCTTGATGTACTGTGTTAAAGTATTCATGGTCTTGATCCCTGTAGATAGGGCTAATCATTGTCTTTCTTACAGCTCCTTCTGGTAGGCCATGTATCTTCCCGAAATTTAAATAGAAATAATAGTTACCTGGAATCCAAGTTCCTCCTGTGGGCTTATACCCGTTAAGTATTCTTCCTTGCTGTATCTTCCACCAGTTACGATACTCTATAGTACCCACTCTTAACTTAGGGTAGTCCTTATCTGTTAATACAGGGCAGTATTTAAGTGCTTTTATCACGATTCTCCTCTCATGTTTAATTCGTCTTCCCACATAGAAAAGTCTTCACTACCAGCTCCCTGTATTTTAATCTCAGATTCTTGGTCTTTAACTATAAGAGATTTAATATCATCTCTGGATTTAGCAGCAGCCCCCATCTCTTTCTGTATCTTAATTAGGTCTGATAGATTGTCTTTAGTTGGCGTTATGCCTTTATAAACCTTAGTCATCTTAAAGATTTGATCTGACATAGCTCTATACTGGTCTATTAACGGATCATACTGCGTTCTAGCATATTCATCCCTAGCAGCTAGTACTAACTCGTCTTCACAAGTTTTGTATTTTGACTTCTCAAAGACAACGCTAGTTGCTAATGACTCTCTTTCTTCTAATGGTAGTTTTCTGTAGGGGGATTTATAATCATCGACCATGACTATCCATTTAACCATATTAGACCCCATACCTTTCTTTTTGTAGACCTCAAAGAGTCTAGGTAGTAACGCTACTCCTTTATCATTAAGGAATACATTACCATCAGTGTCTACATCTATTGCAGTTCCAAACATTTGCTTTGCTTTTTAAAGTATATACTAATACTTTCTTCCTGTACTTTTCTTAACAGCTTTTTTCTTTGTTGACTTCTTCTTTGCTGCTTTAGCGAATGCAGCTTTTTGACTAATTTTGCTCATAATCTATATTTAATTTTTTTAACAAACCATCTACCGTAATATCCCATTGTCTCATAAACTTTCTCTTCTCAATTTCCAAGAAGCAATCTACAGCAGCAGGGAATAGAGATACGTTGGTTAGTTCAGGCATAGTAGGATAATACCTACCATCAGCTTCTTTAATACACTCAATTCCTTCAACGCTTATAATCGTTTCGGATATTCTATGAATAAATGCCACCATATTAGCTTCAAAGTTCAACATTAGGGAAGAACTTAGTGTTAATATAATAAAAATTTACCTCTTTACTCTTAGCAATGACATCCCATCTTATTAAATTATCAATACCTAGGTAGAAAGATTTAGCAGAAGTAAGTCCTGTAGCTGATAAATAGTCGTCTGTAGATATTACAAACATCTCTTCATATACATTACCATGTCTTAATAAATAATCAAGCATATTAAGACCTTGCTTGTTTAAGCTACATAATATAAGCATACCTCTCTGATCCATTAAAGATACTTCCTCTTCAAACGGATTACTCTCATGTACACATCTAAGCCCTCTTCCCATCGTTTATATAATTTATTTTAATATTCTATTGTAATTTATTTACAAGTTTAATGTAATTTCCTTACATTAGCAAAAACTTAAACTTTTAATTATGAACGAAGAAGTCCCAGAAGTATGTGTGTCTAACTTCACTATCAAGTACTTTCCTAAGAAAGAGCTAGATAAGATCAATCATAGGATTGAAGGAATAAAAAGGAGAGCTTCTAATAAACATATAAAGTACTTTAAGATAAAGAAATATCCTATTACTCTGAATAGTAATAATGAGTTTCCTATAGAGAACACTAAAGAAAGGGTTCTTAGGAGTATATGGAAGTATAGCAATGTGAAAGGGAAGTATGAGGACTTCGTAGTGTCTATACAGGATGTTGAAGTGGAAAAGAAAAGTAAAGTATCTTATAAATTTGATTACAAAAAAGATTAATTATGACTAACAAAAATAAAACGACAAAAGAGCTGTGCATATGTGACTTTCCTGATATTTACGAAGGTGATGACGGGACATATAGTTGTATGGAGTGTAAAAAAGAATTTAAGGAAATAAAGAAAACCTATGATTATTCTAAACATATAGAATATATCAATAACAACTTATCATCTAAGTGTATGATGTTAGATTTTGCTGCAAAGCATATAACTAAACGCTGGGAAGAAAAGAATGTAGAGAATGTATTTACAGTTATACCTTCTGCTATATATTTTGACTACACCTACAGGATCAAGATAACAATAGAGTCTGTTATAGGTGGTAAGAATATAATATTCTATCATAGACAAGGATCTATCAGCGCATCACTATGGGAGCATAAGAAAGAGCTTAAAGATGCTATACAGGACTTTGTGTTTAGTGTAATGGGTGATTTAATGGAGAAAGGTATTGAAACCATGAGAGTGGAGAATATACTTGATAGAAGGGCTAGGATGTATGATGGTAGGACTGAAGTAGATATGCCTAAGATAGAGCATGAGTATTATCCTTGTATAGTGGATGAGTTTAAATAAAAAATAGCCTAGTAATTAAACTAAGCTACTTTCTAAAAACCTAAAAATTATAGAAAAAATAGAATAAACAAAAACCACTAAATTTACCCCTCAACACAAACATAATGAAAAAAGTTATAAATATAGCCAATGGTTTTAAAAATCTTATAAATAAAACCAATGAGGAGGTTAGCGAAGAGAGAATGGCTATATGTAAAGCTTGCCCAGTGTCTTATAAGAATGGTGTTCATACTGATTGGTGTAAAAGAGATAATGGTGGTTGTGGATGTTTCTTACCATCTAAGACTAGAGTAAAAGATGAAAAATGCCCTAAAGGAAAATGGTAGAAGAAAGTGAAGAAGAGAAAATAAAGTATTTAGTAGAAAGGTGGCAGAACTGGCTTAGGATACGTACTGAGAAGTGTAAGTCAAGAGATGAGTTGCTTAGATTGCAAGACTCAGCTATTAAACAAATGGGTGATGATTTTTTAAAAACAATAAATAAATAGATATGTCGGAAGAAA